AGCGACCAGGCAATATCGCATTTCGGGAGCCGTAAAAAGATGGCAGATTTCTTCGACATCTGGCCGCACGCCACGTATCGGTGGGGTGAATTCCCGCCTAAGCTGCGGCAGTTTGAAATTGAACGCCTTACCCAAGGCGAATTAAAGGCGGAATCATGAACGTGTTCTTTTTAGACGCTGACCCAGTCACGGCAGCGCAACAGCAATGCGATAAGCACGTAGTCAAAATGATCTTAGAAACGGCGCAGCTACTTAGCACCGCACACCGGGTGCTTGATGGTGACGAGCGTGCCGACAGTAATGGCTTATATAAGGCTACGCACAAAAATCATCCCAGCGCCGTCTGGGCGCGAGATAATTCATCCAATTACGAGTGGCTGTGGCAACATATGTCAGCCCTTATGAAAGAGTACACCGCTCGTTATGGAAAAACTCACGCCACCGAGCGGCTGACGCACAGCCTTTGGGAGCTTCCACGCAACATAACGCACGATAATTTCACTCCACCTCCGCAATGTATGCCGGATCAATACAAAGGCGATTGCACGGTATCAGCGTATCGCGATTATTATTTAGGTGAGAAAATGGCAATAGCCAAATGGGCGCACAGCGAGGTGCCGACATGGGTGACGCAGTAGATACATTAAAGGAACGCGCCAGGACGCATGGACATTTTTGCGATGTAGCGAGATCGGCGCAGGCGATTAAATCGGAAATAAATAAGGCGGACCATTTAGAGCTTACGCAGATTGAGGCGCTTGATATGATAGCTACCAAGATCGCTAGAATTTTGCATGGCAACTCAAATGAGCCGGACCACTGGCTAGACATTGAGGGATATGCCAGGTTGGTGAGACTCGGATTGGAGGATAAGACGTGACAAATATTACCGATATGTTCGGCGGGGCATTTATACCGCAAGGTCAGCAACAGGTCGACCCACCTGAATTACAGCTTGCCGATGCCATGCGGTCAGCAGGGATCGACCCGCCACACAAGCTGGAGATTGACGGGCAGCTTCACAGATTTTCAACCAAGGGCCGAAAGCGCGACGACTCCGGCTGGTATGTGATTTTTCCAGATGAGCCGGTCGCGGGTAGATTTGGGTGTTGGCGAGATCAAATTGATTGCGTGTTTAAAGCGAATATTGGGAGAGAGCTAACCGCATCCGAAAATATGGCCATTATAAGGCGGCAGACTGAGGCGAAAGAAGAACGCGAAAGGGCGCGAGAAAAGAAGGCGTCACTTGCCGCCAACACGGTTGATACCATATGGAGCGAAGCCATAGGGGCCAGCCCGGATCACCCGTATCTTAAACGCAAGGGCATCGAGCCGCATGGCGCACGCCTGACCGGCGACGGTCGCCTGATCGTACCGCTATATAGTTCAGACGGTGAACTGGCATCGCTTCAATATATTTCTGAGGATGAAAAGCGTTACCATCCAGGCGGCACCACAAAATCATGTAGCTGGACGCTGGGCGAGGTAACGCCAGGCCCGATATTCGTGGCCGAAGGTTACGCGACCGCCGCGACCGTCCACGAGATATCCGGTCGGCCCTGCGTGATATCGTACAGCGCCAACAATCTACCTACCATCGTAGGCCAATTACGTGAGGCACACGGTCAGACGCAAGAGCTAGTGATCGTGGCCGACAACGACGCAAGCGGCGTGGGGCGCAATAAGGCAGACGAGGCCAGCGCCAAGCACGGCGGGCGAATTGTAATGCCGCCGAGCGAAGGTGATGCCAACGATTACCTGGCAAGCGGCGGTGATCTGCATGATTTGCTGTTCCCTCAAATAACAAATTGGTCAGTAGACGGCGATGAATTTATGTCTCAGCCATCGCCTATCAATTGGCAGATCAAGCACTGGATACAAAAAAATGCACTGATAATGGTCCACGGTCCCAGCGGCGGGGGTAAGACATTCCTGGTACTGGATATGGTTCTGGCAGTAGCGTCAGGTTGCCCGGAATGGATGGGCCATAAAGTCACTCCCGGCGGTGTATTCTATCTGGCTGGTGAGGGTCACCACGGACTGCGAGGCCGAGTAGCAGCCTGGGCGCAAAACCACGGCATCAATACCTTTGGCGGTAATCTCAGAATATCCAGATCAGGTTGCGATCTAAACACACCAACCGGTCACCAGAAGCTGGCAGAAGAAATACGATCACTGCCCAAGCCTCCAAAAATAATCGTGGTTGATACCGTCAATCGCAACTTTTACGGCGATGAAAACTCTGCTCAAGACACAAAAACAATGTTGGATTCGGTTGCTACTTTGCAAGCAGATTTTGATTGCAGCGTGATCCTGGTCCATCACACAGGTGTAAATTCCGAGGCCCAGCACCGAGCGCGCGGATCATCAGCATGGCGTGGTGCGCTGGATATTGAGATCAGTGTGGTCCCCGGAGATACCATCGAGATCGTGCAGCGTAAATCCAAGGACGCTGAGGAAGCCGCGACGATATTCGCAGAACTGCAATCGGTGCCAATTACCGGATGGCTAGACGAGGATGGCGAGCAAGTCACGTCAGCAGTGTTGGTCGCCGGTGTTGAACCGGTTAAGGCTAAGAAGGACAGCCCGCTCGCAAAGCAGCAGAAGACATTTGAGAATGCGTGGTGGGATTCCGGCGCGGAGGATTTAAACGGTGTGCCATATTTATCGCGGTCGGCGTTAATCCAGAAGCTGGAGGATGACGGGATGGCAGAGCGAACGATCAAGAATATGACCAACCCGTCATACGAAAATAAGCTGATCGGGGCGCTAATCATTGCAAATATGATAGCCAAAAATAGCGGCGGATGGACGATAATTGATGCGGTTTGGTCGTCTGCTATGATGGTAAATCGAGGTGATAAATGAGTACCCTAAAAACCCCTGGGGGTACAAAAGGGTTTTTGGGGTTCAAGGGGCCAAGAACCGCAGAAACGTGTACCCTAAAAACCCCCTACCCTTTAGGGTAGGGGTTAAAGGGGTACTTCGCGGGCAAGAGGGTGACTTATGGGAATTAACGTGCTAGATGATAATTGTCGTCAGCCGACATGCTGCTCGCAGATGCCTCCCTGTTTGCTACAGCGCGTGAAAGCTGGCGACACTAAAAAAGGGAGAATGATATGAAATGGCCAGCGGATAAAATCGAACGGCGCAAGGTGGATGCGCTGATACCATATGCGAGGAATGCGAGGACGCATTCTGAAGAACAGGTTGCGCAGCTTGCGGCGTCTATCAAAGAATGGGGATGGACTACCCCAGTGCTGATTGATGAGGATGGCGAGATCATAGCGGGGCATGGTCGCGTCATGGCAGCGCGAAAGCTAGACATCGATGAAATACCAACCATGACGGCGAGCGGCTGGACCAAGGCACAAAAGCAAGCCTATGTCCTGGCGGATAATAAACTGCCGCAAAACGCCGGGTGGGATATGGAATTGCTATCCGTGGAAATGAAAGACCTCGACTCAGAAGGTTTTGATCTCAGTCTAATTGGGTTTGATGACGGTGAAATTACAAATCTGTTTCTACCTATCGAAAATGGCGAAACGGATGCAGAACAGGAATGGGAGGGGATGCCTGAATTTGAACAGGATGACCAAACATCGTTTCGAAAAATAATTGTACATTTCGAAAGTGATGACGACGCGGAGGATTTTGCAGCGTTAATCGGGCAATCCATCACAAATAAAACAAACAGCATATGGCACCCTGTCCAAGTCAATATGGACAGCGAGGGAAAGCGATATGAGGATTCCGAATGACTTTCCTCAATAAAACAAAACATGAGGATTTACAATGGCTGCTGAATGAATGCTCAAAGCATATTACCATAGATCACGAGTTAGCTATATCAACGGTCAAAAATCATTTTGGAATTATTAAGAAAAAGTTGGAGCCTCATTCAGACAATCAAATTATCAGGCTAGAAAAAAAATGGTATCAGTCATTGCAATCCTCCCCAGATTATTCCGTTTATTCCGATCCTTTTTATATTTGCGACATCTGGGTTTGTTGGGCGCTGTATTCAAATAAGTCCATAAAGGCAATTATAAACAAAAAGGCATTGGGAGATAAAAGCGTCGTAGATTCTATTGGCGGTGTGAAAACTGTTCTGGATTTGGGTTGTGGATTTGGGTTCACTACGGCGTGCTTGGCGGAAATATTTAAGGGTGCGGAAGTGTATGGAACAAACTTACCGGACACATTTCAATATAAAATTTGTGAAAAAATATCAAAACAAAGTAATTTTAAAATTTTTAAAAGCGCGGATTGTTTAAAAAGGGTGGATG